ATTGGATGGTTCAGCAGCTTTCTTTACGGAATCAAATATTTCTACATATTCAAAATTCGCATCTCCGTACTTAGTTCTTATCACTTTCTTTTCCTTTTTGTCAATCATAATCTCTTTCCAATATAAACTCTAGGTTTTGTATTGCTTTTAATATATCCTCTTTGCCATTTTTATCTGCGTGTCTTGATACATATTTGATAACGCATCCTTCTGGAAACTGTAATCTATTTGCTACAATATATTCAATAGGTTGGATAGCCATTGATTGATAGTGTGAACCACCAATTTGTTTATCTAATTTTTTTTTATTCATAATTAAAGGGGTCTCTGTGGGGAGGAAAACAACTAATGAAAAAGTCAAGGGTGATGACTAAAACTCCCCACAAAGATGTCAAGATTGTTTTAGAATCCAGACTTATTATTATTACCATAAGCTACATTTTTAGCAAATGTCTTTTGTGGTGCAAATGCTGTTTGTCCACCGCCACCACTACTTGTAGCACTTGTGCTGTTTGGTGAAAGTTTAATAGTAATGCCACCAGTTGGTTGACCACTATCGTCTTTAGTGTTCCATCCTGCTTGACTATACCAAGCACCACCTACTTTAACTCCTATTGTCCAGTTTTTTCCTTCTGGCGATTTAGGGTTTTTAGGTGCTACCCAATCTGGGTGCTTATCTTCTGTCTTTTTATCGTTGGGTATTACGTTAACCCATATTGCTTCATCGTTCATTTTTTTCCTTTTGTTATCTTCAGCTTTATTGCTGAACATTTTTTAATTGTAACTCTTTAGCATCAGCAACTTTTTTTATTTGTTGATATGTTTTAGAGTTGTTCTTCATAAGATATTGAAGTTGACCTTTATACTTTTCAGCCAAGCTATAAAATTGTTTAGAATTTTTAGCTAACTTGATGTACTCCTTTATCTCTTCGGCATCCACTTTATCATCAAGATAAACTGGACTTGTTTCTTCCTTTACAGAAGAAATTTTATTAAATGGTGTGGCTGCATAACCATCCTCATCTTTTATACCTGTCTTTAAATTTAACAGATTTAAGAAAGCATACTTCCTGGAATAAGACATAGCATTACCTGTACCAAACTTATCTATTGCTCCCATTGCTGAACATCCGTCAACCATTATAAAGCTAGTAGGATCTTCAATGTCATGTACTTTCATAGTACAAACAACCATGACCATATTTCTTGATTCAACTACTTCAGTTAAATAATTGCAAGTAACATATAAGTTGTTATCTAGTAATGCTTGTGTTGCTACCTCTTGTACAGCATCGTGCATCAAGGGGTTAAAGTGCATACCTTTAACTTTGTCGGCTTTCTTTACACCACCTGCATCTAAACAAGCCTTGTGTAGTTTTTGATATATATTTTTCTTCATTGTTTTTCCTTTTGTTATTGTTATTGTTTTATTCCCCATAACTTACTGATTAATTGTGTCTGTTCTGTGGCTAAATCTTTATAATAAAAATAATGATTTAAATCTGGTGGCTCACACATTAATGCAAGTTCAGATAGATTACCTTTACAGAACATAATCATACGTTCCCAAAGTAAAATCTTTTCTACCATTTTAAAATAAAGAAATTCTAGGTGGTCGGTACGCATTAACTCATGTTTATCGTCAAAGATAATATGTTCTTTATCATTGGTGTAAACCAAAAAAGGTTTCTTCTTTGCACACATGTAATAAAAAGCAGTTTGAGTTAAATTTTCTATTGTTGGTTCAATGGGTAATGCTTGACTACTCATAGACCATTCGTCTTTGTTCTTAATTTTTCTAATGTTAGGTGGCTTGGTCTTTAACTCTATTATACTATCATCATTTTCATAATCTATCTTACCTAAAATTTCTTTAATCATTGTCATTTCTTTTTTTCTTACATGACGTTCACATTCTAATTTTTGTTTACCCATAATATCTTGCACTACTTTTTTTGTAACTCCGATGCAATCATGAGCATACTTAATCATTTCTTTTTTTGCGTAAGCATCTTTGTCATCTACGGGTGGTTTTTTATTTATGTATGTTAGTTCTTTTTCAAATGAAATATTATAATCTCTATCCCATTCTGTCATAGCTTGTTTATCTGTTTTCCAAATTGTATTTCCAATTAATCTTTGGACAGTATTATTTACTAAATTACCAAAGTTAGCTTTATATCTAAAATTAAATTTTCTTCTAATCTCTTGTGGAAACGTATAGTTAATTAAATTTTTAGCAAGGGGTGTAGAGGTAGATGAGTAAGACCAATGTTCTAATCCTTTACCGCCATTAAAGAATGAAAATGCTTTATCTATTTCTTTTGATTTCATAGTTGTTTGAGTTAGGTATATACAAGTTTTCCACTATGTCTATATAAATCTTTTACTTGATTTGTGGATAAATATACCTTATTGGTTATTAATAATAACAAATCAAAAAGGAAGCAACTATGAAACTATCCGATTGGATGAAGAAAAATAAATTAAGCTGTGGTCAAACAGCTCAAAAGTTTGGCATAATAAATATCAATCCTAGCACTAATGTTTGGAGATATAAAGAGGGTCAACGCATACCCAGAAAAAATGAAATGAAAAAAATATATTTAGGTACAGATAAGCAAGTGCAACCGAATGATTTTTATGACTTCATCTAAACCTAAATTTAAATACAAAAGAGTTAAAGTTATTTGGCAAGACATTGTGACAGACGCAAGTTGGTTTGATAGCTTAGAAGATGTAGAAAAATTAAATTTTCAATGGTGTGAAGATATTGGGTATCTTTTTTCCAAAGATACAAAGACAGTTAAAATATTTACTTCATTTAATTATGATGGCGATAAGTTATCTGTTGGTACTGTGACTGTATATCCTAGATCAGTAGTAAAAAAAATAGAGGTATTAAAATGAATTTAACGGAAGAAATAAAAGAAAAGTTAAAGGGAAGAAAAAGAAAGTTAGTTGTTATAAGTTTAGGAGCTGGTGTTCAAAGTTCTACTATGGCTTTAATGTCAGGTACAGGTGAATTACCTAAACCCGATTGTGCTATTTTTGCAGATACAGGGTATGAACCAAAAGCAGTTTATAATTATTTAGATTATTTAAAAGATATACTTCCTTATCCTATTTATGTTGTAAGTAAAGGTAATATCAAAGATGATATGTTAGCTGCTAAAGACAAATCTAATTTTTTAGTTGCACCTTTTTTTACTAAAAATAAAAACACAGGGAAGAAAGGTATGGTCATGAGACAATGCACCAATGATTATAAAATTCAACCTATAAGAAAAAAGATAAGAGAACTTTGTAATATTGGTTTTGGAAAACATTTTCCTAAAGATCAATATGTTGAGCAATGGATAGGAATTTCTACTGATGAGATCATGAGAATGAAACCTGCTAGAGATAAGTATATCTTTAACAGACATCCTTTAATTGAAGCAAAATTAAGTCGTCAAGATTGTATTAATTGGCTAAAGAAAAACAATTTTTTAATGCCAGAAAAGTCAGCTTGTATATGTTGTCCTTATCATAACGATGGTTATTGGAATTTTATGAAAACAGAAAGAGTACAAGAGTTTGCTGATGCAGTTGAGTTTGATAAAAAGATAAGAAATATAACTCGAAAAGATGATGAGGAAATCTTTACTCATAGATCATGTCTTCCTTTAGACCAAGTAGAGTTTAATAAAAAAGAAAAATCTAAACAGATTGATATGTTTAATGATGAATGCGAGGGAATGTGCGGAGTTTAATAGAAAGCATGATTGATGTTGGAAGTGGTTTTGTTTTAGCTATTCTAATTCAGCTTTATATATTTCCAATATTTAATTTATATCCCTCAATAGTAGACAGTATAAATATTGCTATGATTTTTACGATTGTTTCAATTACAAGATCGTGGCTATGGAGATTGGTATTTAAAAAAATATGACAGATTTATATATGTTTGAAGAAACTGACCTACAAGATAAAATTAAATTACTAAAAAAGAAATTAAGAATGTCTAAAAATATTTCTAATGATTTAGAAGTTATCATTGAATCACAGAAAAAAGAGATAGATACATTAAAACAAATTATTAGCTTACAAGAATTACAATCACAGACAACGGAGAAAAAAATGAAATCAAGAACAGATAAAATCTTTCAATTAAAATCTATACTTATGAAGTGTAGGGAAAAAGGTAAGTTTGAGTTAGCTATGAAACTTATAGATAAATATAAAATTGACAAAGAAACTTTAGAAGAAAGCTACTACGATTAATGTCATACCACCCACTACCACATCAATGCACCATAAGACCTAGTTGGATAGAGGGTCTAGGTTTGTTTGCTGTAAAAGAAATTAGAGAAGATACAACACTAGGCATATCTCATATTGAGTTTGAAGATACTTTGTATAGGTTAGCACTTGGTAGCTTTATTAATCATGCTGAACAATCTAACTGTGTTAGAATAAAAGAGGGTAATAAATGGTATTTAAAAACAACAAAAGATATTATGCCAAATGATGAGTTAACACTAACTTATAGTTTATATAAACCAAAATGAGATTTGCTAAATACTTTGACAAGGACTTGTACTCTAAATGGCATAGGTTATGGGATGGTATCGCTATGTGTGATGTTGATAGTGTAGAAATCTGTAAGAATAAAGGTTGCTGGAAACCCCTTGCGATTATTGAACATCTATACGATACAAATTCTGATAAAAAGAAATATACCAACATAGTTGAACAGATAGGAAAAGCCTTAGATGTGCCTGTATATCTCGTCTATTATAAAGATGTAGACAAGGACACCCTATCGTTCCGAGTTGCTCAAAAATACCCTATCTCTGTCCCTTTAAAGGCTATGTTAGAACAAGAGTGGGTAGGTACTTTGTATCATCTACAAGCTGAACATCAGAAAGTATGTAAACATAAACCATAAGGCTATGCAAAAATATTTACCGCACATTCGAATACCATTTAAACTCTTTGATGATGAGAGGATAAGACGAATACCAAAAAAACACCGATCATCTTCATTGCTAATCCTCATAGCACTATTAAAGTTTGTTAATTCACAGAATGGTCAATGCTATCCCAGACGATCTACTATATCTAGTATGGTTGGTCTCAGTAAAAGCACTATATATAGGTGTACTGATCTATTACAAAAGGTAGGTGTGTTGACTAAGAAAAGATTAAAATCTACTGTATTATATACTGTTCGTTCTGAGTACCTTGTTAATAAGAAGTATGATGTGTCATCACGACCTCTCGCTAGTTCCACTGTGGTCTCTATTAGTAGAACTACCATTAACTTAACTAACATAGATAAACTTGTTAAAGAGGTAGTCAGTAAAGGTGGAGATAAGAATGTTATTATAGATAAATTGTCCACTCTCCCCCGAAGTACCCTAATTAAAGCATTAGAAGAAAAGGATAACCCTTATTATTGTAAACAGGCTCTCTCTATCCTAGATAATAAAGGCAATGGTGTGCTGTTGGATATACCTAAGAATATAATGAACGACCTAAGAAAGAAATCACATTTTGGTTATCAACAAAAGGTAAGTAAAACAAAAAGGGATAATGACAGGCAGACCAAGACGCAAAGTTTTTTGTCAGAGCTTAACAAGAAGAAGTAAAAGACCTTGCCAAGCAAAAGGTTATCTACTTGCTAACGGAACTTATAAATGTAGATTTCATGGCTATAATAATAT